GAAACTAGTTGTAGGTAGAGATGAATTCATAATAGTAATTACTAATAAGCTTATAAGTCTTATATCAATTTTTTATTTATCTACCTTATTTTTACAATATTTATCAAACCAATTTTGTCCTACGATTTTTGAAGCTTCATCGGTAGTCATTTGATTTTGTATGATACCTTCTCGCATTTTTAAAAAGTATTCTAAGCTTTGATATTCAAAGCCTTCTTTTTTTATTACCATTTGATATAACATGGGATATCTCTTTTCAAAAAACTCAACTTTATCAATATTATCTTTTAAAGTAGTAATAATATCCTCAAACTCCATTTTATTTCTATTTTCTTCTATATAAAGCATAATATCTTGAACTACATTTCTTATTTCATTAGTTTCCATACCATCTTTAACAAAATCTTGGTCGTCATGTGTTTTTTGCTTTTTATCTTTTCTACCCATTTATATTATGTTTATATTATTATCTTCCTTATATACTTAGAAAAATAGTACATAATTCTCTAAATATCTTAAAAATCTTAAAGTTATAAAAATTTATAAAAAAATAAAATTATGTACTCAAAATACTCTTTTTTCTAATATATTAATATAAATAGAGATATCAATAATGAAAAACGAATTAGAATATACAGAGCTTGATTATTCTCCTGATGTTCCTGTACCTCCTCCTCCTAGAAATGCGGGTTTATATACCGGTGATGTGCTATTTGATAAGAAACCATGGGGTAATACCTATGTAACACCTTATATAGAACCTGATGCTGTATTATTTAGTGCTCAATTCTACGCTAGTCATCACATACCATCATATAATAGACCTGGTAATAATACATTAGATACTGAATTATATAAAAAATATAATTTAACTAATGATAATTATAATTTTAGCTGTCACATCAACGAAACCTTAGGTTGAGGCTTCTTAATATTATCCTTATTTTTTTTTAGAAAATCACAGATATACTTATATGTTTCGTTAACTTGTTCAAAAGTTATTCCTCCTGTAATTAGTATACTACCACTTTCAAATAATGCTCCTGTTACCTTTTTACATTCACCTATTTTATCGCCACTACCTTTACCATAACAATTTGTAGGGCAACAACAAATACCATTTTTATGTTCACTAAATTTATTCCAGAAATATTCTAGTTTGACACCTTGATATATACCCGGTTGGAATGAACATTTATTATTATATTCATTGTTAATAAATGTTCTATGAATTTCTTTGCGTTTTAATTCAAACCCTTTGGTCATCTCAGGATCGCAGTAAACTTTGAAATCAGTATTAATCATTCTTATTTTAAAGTTTTGATACTCTAATTTATTTACATCAGTATCAGATATTACTATTTCTTTTGATACATTTTTGTAAATATTCTTAATATTATCAATAATGTAATTAACAATTATTTCAGTATGTTTAACATCTTTGATACCAGTTAATTGTATATTACCATTTTTAAATATTTTTACATTAGGAATATATTTATTATTAAACATATAAATTATTGTTACTTGGTTGTCAAAGCGATTTTTTTTAACCTTATCTTTTTTACTTTTTCTACGTTTTTTCGGATAAGTACCACGAGAAACATCTTCACCATCCTTCATAAATTGAATCCATACAATACCTTCTTTATTATCAAAGCATTCTTCTTTGATACTAATATTATCAAATAATACATTTAAATTGATATTCGTATTGATGCCAATATTTGCATTGCAAGTAATTGTTGAAATTCTATAAGGAGAAAAGTAAATTTCCGACATTCTACGTAATATATAAAGGTTATAGCCTTTATATCATTTTTTATTTTACAAGTTTTAATTTATTTTCAATTGCATTTTTGGATACAATTGATTCTTTACCTTGATTATTAATATTATCAGTTATATTTTTAATATATGAAGTATTTACTATTTCATAATTATGTGTTGTTGTTATCATTGGTGGTAAATTTAAAATGTGTGTTTTGTCATTTGTTAAATGACTACTTCTAAATTCTTCAATTGTAAGTGGTCCGTTAAAAATTTTTAACAAAAAACGTGATGGAGCTGGACGTATCGCTTTGTCACATCCATAATGTTTACTCAGCATTTGTATCAAACTATTTATTTCCCAAACTTTATCACTTCCACAATGAGAAGAGAAATTATATGCATTTGCACATTCTAAAGAACAAAAATTTCCAAATGACACATATGTATCTGTTTTTACATTATATTTATATGGCATGCCGTAAGTACGATTTTTAATTGGATGACAACACCAATAACAATTATTATTATTGTTAAGTATATCCTTAGCATATCCATATTCTAACATATATTCATTATTAATATCAATATTTTCTAGATTATTGTCCTGAATATTATTATAATGATTTGAATCATTTAGATAAAAACAATCAGGTTCATAAGGTTTTGGTGCCTCATGTGCTACATCATTATCTTTTTTATTACTATCCCCCTCAGTAATTGGCAATTGTAGTATAATATCTTCATTTTCTATAAGTGTTACATCTTTTACCATTGTATTCATTAAATTCTTCTTTTTTTTTATTTCAATTGCTTTATCATCATGATTTTTCGGTTTTCTAGGCATATTTTGATAAGTTATTAATGTATATAAGGTTATATTATTTATATGTATTTTAGTCGAAATAATTTTTGATATATGATATTCCTTTCTTTACATCATTGTTTATTTTTTCAATTGGTGATTTAGACGAATGTAAGCTTTTAGTAGCAGATGGCATTATGCATTTATTTTTTATTTCTTTAATTTCCTTGCTTAAAGATGATATTATATCTATCAAATATTTTATGATAAAACCAGCTAATAATAAAATTATTAATGCGAATAAGTCCATTTCTTATTTATTACTACTTTGAAAGAATAAAAAAATTAAACAAATTTTAATTGCGCGCTACCATTTATTATAGAAAGCACATTAATTTCTTTTACAAAAAATTTAGCTTCATATAAGACATCATAATTATAATCTTGACCCATTACCTCTTTTGTAGCTTTTTGAATTTTATTGAATGTTTCATCATTAGTAAAATCATTTGTAGTAAATGTTACTGATGTTTTAATTTGTGAATTATTATAAGAACCTGATGTATTTACTTTTTCTGGAAATAGAGCAAATGAATAACAATATATACCAGTTCTTGGTATATTAGTGTGATAATAATATGGTTGAATATTATTATAATATTCTGCATTATAATCAGCGCGATTAGTATCATTTGCCCATTTAATAACAGCATTATTCATAATATGCATATTTTCAGAATATATTGATGAACCAGTATAATTAATATAATTGTTATATTTTGGAATCATATCTGTACGTCTTAAAAACCATATAATTTCTTTAATATGATTATTTGCATTATTAATATCGCATGTAACCGTTGATTGTGATACATTATCAACATTGAATGTTGACATTTTAACAGTATCAATAATATAATCCATACTATTTGTTTCAAGAAGCATTTTACTTCTTTCAGTACTATCCAAAAATACATACGTTAAATGTAATTTATTTTGAACATCGTGATTTTTATTTTTTATAAATATTTGTATAGATATATTTTTATTATGTAATTCGTTATAAAAACTACTGCTAACATAAGTATTTAATTTATTTGTCCAAACTTTATAAAGTGACTCAACGCTACGTTGATTTGTATATACGTCTAGTGTTACTTCGTTATTGGCTAATTTTAATAATGGTAATGCTAAAGAAGGATTTCTAGTAAACCAGAAATTTAAAGGTATTTGTATTTCACGCGATTTTATACTTGGTGTTAAACTTGAAATAGTAGATACCGGGTAATTAACATTATAAAGTTTATTATTCACAAATTTATATTTTGATTGAAAATTATAAGGAGCTATAATTTCTTTTACATTACCTATTAATTTATTATATTCAATACCATCTTTATTAGTAAGTTCATTCCAAATATTCATCCAATCACTATACAATGTTTCAATAGTATTACCATCTATTAGAAGTTCAACACGATCTATATAATTATATCCAATGTTTTCTATCCATCTAAATTTCATATCATTTGAAGAATATATATTAGGTAATCTAAATGATAAATACATATTCGTTAACAAATCAGCACGCCGTTCAATTTTATATGTCATTTTTACACTTTGATAAAAACCACCATTAGCATTATTTATTGGTGGTGTTTCATAACTTTCTAATGCAAAGTTAGTATGTTTTTTATAAACATATTTATAATAATTGATACATGGGTTAGTTGTAATATATTGATCCATTTGCCCGGTTAAAACCAACTGCATTAATCCACCTCCCATTTTTATTGTTATATCAATACCTTAATAATATCTTATATATTATTAATAAATTTTTCTAAATTAGTATATGTTCTGGCATCTTCAAAGGCCTTTACCATTTTATCCTTGTTATTAGATTTATCTACAAGTAATATTGTAGGAAATCCTTGAATATCAAATTTTTTTACTCTATCCATCTTATCCTTCATATTGTATTTCTTAAATTCACATTTATTAGAATGATTTTTTTCTAATTGTTCCCATACTCCACTTTTATTGAATTGGTCACAATGTCCACAACCATCCATATAATAATATTCTAAACTATAATTTTTATTACTATAAAATCCTTCGCATATATTTTTACTATTTAATAATAATACAAACACTATCAACGCAAAAGTAGCCAATATAACATATTCTATTTTAAACAATTTTTTCACCATTTAATTTACTATCTAAAATATTGTTAGATAATTATATTTTATTATTGCTATTACTGCATGGTGTATATATAACCAAATTATAAAAGTCTCTACCATTCTTTTCTACAAAATCTTTAAATTTTTTATCATTTATCATTAATATTCTATAATCTAGTTTATCATAATCTATTTTTTTATTATTTACAACATATACGCTATTATTATTTTGCTCTAACATATATTTGTAAATAGATACATATTTTTTATTACCATAAACTATTAAAGTACGATAAATTAATTGATTTTTATAAACTTCTTCCAACTTGTTTACAAAATCACTAAACGATTCAATGCTTTGAATAGCAATAGTCATTTTATTATATATATTATTATTGCCTTATGTATTTAATTATATAAGATTATTTATATAGTATTATATAATACAATGAATGATAGTATTATTAAAATAGATATTTCATATTTTCAGGATAGATATAATCAAATAGAAAAAATACCGGAAAATATCAAAAATAAGGCAGTAGAAATTAATGATACTTATAGTTGTTTTAAATCATATTATGACCCTAAAATGATATGGGTAAAAAAAATTTATAATAAAAAAGAAAAACTTGTTACAACAAAAAATAGATTTCATATTATAATCCCTGATTTTACTGATAACTCAATGTTGAAACGTAAATTAGTTGGATTATTAAATAAAATAACTACAAAAAATAAAAACACTATATATGAAAGCATTAAAGAAATAATAAATGAAAATGATAAA